GTGTTTTACCTTGCCTTTTACGAGAGCGTATCCGCGTCTGGTGTATCTCGAAAAGTCGCCTTTGCTTTTCATCCTCAGTAAATTCCCTAAATGATTCAGATGCCAACCGTCGCTTTTCTAACGAGGGCAACTGTCTCCCTGTTTGTTTACCCTCAAAAATCAACTTAGATGTCTCTTCTGCACGAGGGACAAGTTTTCCCTCTGCTCCCATTTTCAAAGGAGTGAATACACCTTCCTTGCCCTTTATCAATCCTACCCGTTCCAGAGCGTCCAATGTTCGCACAAGATCGCTCATTGGAATATTCATAGATTTCATTGCATCTGCAACGGCATCTCCCATATCGGGCACAAGGGCGATTATGGTTTTCATTGTCTCTGCCGTGTCTATTAAGGTATTCAGGACAAGTGTGGCGGTAGGTGCGAATGCCTCGCCTACGGAGACTTTGAAGTTCTTCCACTTTGCCGCGAGCTTATCTAATTCAAATGAAGTCGTTTGGGTGAGTTTTTCAAATGCCTCCTGACTAAACCCAGTAGAGTCATATTGCAATTTCAGATCAGACAGTGCCCCGTCGGCTTGCTGTATCCGGCAGCAAGTGACGCCATGCCTCTTATGCTGGGAACAATCACTGCGAGTTGCTTAATGCTTGCCTTACGCAGCTTGTCCATCACACCTACAAGGCCGACACTTCTCAAGGTATTCTCATCCAGAATGAGACCGAATTTCATCGCCGCCGCTTTCGCATCGTCCGATGGGTCGATCAATGCGTTTATCACAGACCGGATACCAGTCATAGCAATCTCAGTTTGAACGCCCGCTCTTGTCAATGTAGCAATAGACGCGTTCAAATCTTCAAAGGCAACTCTCGCCGTCGCTGCCAGGGAAGCAACTTTACCGATGTTCGGCGCGTAGTCTGCAAATGTTAACTTGCCACGCTTGATCGTAGCGAACATCTTATCGGAAATCTCTGTAGCACTTTCAGCCGCCATGCCGTAAGAATTCAGAATCGTCGTTATAGCATCCGCTGACATTGCCGTATCTGTGATACCTGCCTTCGCTGCAATCGTCGCTACCCGCAGGACTTTCATAGCTTTTACAGGAGCTACTGATGCCGAGAGAATATCAAACAGACCACGCGATAGCGTATCGGTGCTCTCGCCCATTTCTACGGAGAGTTCCCGTATCTGCTTCATGTATTGCGGCATGAGAGTCATGGTCTGCTCAGTGAGCATCGTGCTGACTTGAGCCATGCCCTTTTGGAATGTTGCAAACTGTCTTACCGAAGATGACAGGCCACGGGACAATGCCGCAAAACCCAGCCCGGCCCCGAGAGCACCGGCCATAGTCTTTAGTGTCATATTGAGGCTTTTAACCTGAGAGCCGAAGCCCCGAATATTCTTGCGGCTCTTATTCAGCCCCCGGTCGAATGCTGCCGACCTCAAACCCAAATTGACCCACAGATTACCGGCTGCCATTATTCAATTCCTCTTGTACGATAACGCCTTGCCTCACGAGTCGTTTGAACTTGAAATCTTCAATCGCATTGACAGTCTTATCGAAGAGGAATTGCCGGCCTATTTGCACGTCGTATTCTTCGGTCCGTTCTTTACCCTTCTGGCCCATTCAGTGCCTCACAAAACTAGATGCCTTTATCGGCTTCCTCTTTTCAGGCTCTACCCCGAACAGTTTACGCCACAATATCGTCACCATTGAATGTGCGGTCTTTCTGCTCTCGATAGAATACCCATCTGATGCTGCCTGTTGTATGAATCCAGCATATTGCATCCTCATCGTTGCCGCCGCCTCGCCCCAGGGTGCCTCAGTCTCAGCTACATGCAACAGCCTTAAATCATACGGTGAGAAATAACTCTCGACCTCATCAGGCCGCAGCCTATACCAAGTAGCGACCCTGACTATGAATCGTTCCCAAGGGCTTCCAAGTTTTTTACGATTGCCTCACGACCGCCGACACCCATACCGTTTATCGTCAAACAATCGGCAACCAGATTGACCACAATGTCATTGCCCATTGCGGCGATACGAGGCAAGTCCGTTTCCTTGAATATCGACTTGCCTTCATTATCGCGAACGCACCTGGCAATAACTTTCGCATCGTCGTAAGGGTCGTCAATCTTGCCTTCATCGTCACGGTGCATCGAGTCGAACAAAGCTCTTGCCTCATGGGCCTGGAGCCGATGCACCCATACCCTTCCTGCGTTTTCGATTACGAACGGTTGACGTTTTGTCGCCGTCGCCGCCTTGAATATCTGGTCTGCTGTCGGGCTTGTCTCCTGTGCCATCGTTTTTCTCCTTTACTGGTTTTACTGATTCCGGATTGCGGACGAATCCCATGCTCTCAAGACGAGCTACGATATTATCCGAAAGAGCTTTGGGATCGTCTGGTTTACCTTCGATGTCTTCTTCGGTTACGACTTCTGATGTCAACCTACCATAGCTTTGTGCGGCGAGTTTTCGGGCAACCTTCTCCGGTATCATCTTAACTTCGCCCCGCTCACCTACCGCAACGGCAGGGCCGGTCACGGCTCGGTCAAAAAGAAATTCCACCATCTTCGGTCTTAGTTCTCGTATCATGGTATCTCCCTTATACAACCGTGAAGGACCACGATGTCTTCGGCTGTAGCGTGATTGTGTAGACTTCGTGACCGTCTGTGTTCCTGCTTAGGCCGCTCACCGCAGCAATAAAGCCAAGTCCGACGTGCGTACTCGAATCCGACCCGGTCAGCGTCCACGTCTCTTCGGTTAGTGCGATGAGATTTGTCCGAAGCGTATTGTACAGCGTCTCTACATACGTCATTGTAATTTCCATCGGTGCTTCCCGGACGGTCATCGGGAGATTTTCCGGGATGCGGTTCGTGTCGCCGACTTGCTTGACTTCGGAGAAATCAACACTGATACCGCCGACCGTAACATCCTGAATGTCACCCGCCAATGCACCTGTCGTTCCGCCCGTAAGCGTTAAGCCATATCCTGATGTTGCCATTTCTTTACTCCTTAAAAACTATTTGTGCGTCAATTCGTTTTCCGTAAATATTCAACTCCGTGTTCTCGGCGAAGAGGTCCGATACGTCCCCTTCGTCCACTACGAATATGTGGTCAATCACAAGCGAGGCTTTCGTTCCGCTTAGACCGTCAACCGCTAACCGCACTGCCGTTGCAAGGTCCACAGCTTCAATATACGTCGCCGCCCATACTGTGATTTGATACCTGCTCTGCACCCATCCAATTGCACCCGATACGTTATGCTCTCGCGGGCCGCTAATCTGCTGATATGCTATCGCAGGGAGTCCGGCCCCCTGGTCGATGGTGATCGGGTAAATCCTTTTGCCGACCAACTGACTTACGCCGCCATCAGTGGAAAGAATCTCATATATGGCTCTCTCAGCCGACATTATGTATCCTCTCTATTTTCGTTGGAGCCAGTGGCCTACGTACTGATTGACGTGATATACCCGCCCGCATGGCCATCAGTATCCCCGCAGCTTCCAAGTAATTATCCACAAGGATGAATTCGTCGGGCATGGGATCATTCAGCACGCACGTGTTTTCCTTGACCGCGATTATCGGGATTCCGGCTTTCAGGCAAGCGTGGTGTGGCGGGCCAACGCACCCGATGGGAGTTATCATCACATCAACGTCCCGAACTGAGAGGCCGTGATCGACAATCCGTGGGGCTTTGTGCAACCCCTTGAGGACGCAGTGAAGATATGCGAACGAAACAGCCTCCGCCGATATACGGGAGTCCACTACTTCGTTGAAAATCTTCAGTTCTGGATCATCCGCTTCGACAGGAGCGTGAGCGGTAGGCTTACCTATCTGTTCGGCTATCAATCTCGATGCAAGAGCTTCGACTTTACCCCACGGATTGACCCCTCCACTTCTATAATAAGCTAATGATTGATCGATATCACAGTCGATTTGGGTTGCGATAGCAATAGCGTCGAAATCATACTGTTGGATTTGCTCGCAGAGTTCCTGCCAACCTCGCACGATTCCGCTCGCCTTGGGGCCGTCCATTGTAGCTTTCATGCGAAGCTCAGTTCTGAGTTCCACGATTTCAATGTTCGCCCCCATCGTCGCCCTAGCCGCCGAGACAGCATTGATCGTTTCATTTCGCACTGGGGAATTTACTACGAGGAGAATCTTGTTCTGTCTGACTTCTTGCAGTTCTATTGTGCCTTCAAGAAAACGATCTAATATACTCCCCTCGACATACAAAGCATTCGGCGGCATTTCATTGATGTCCGAAGCGTTGACGACGTTCGGGTGCAAGATGAGCTTGTCACAGCACTCGCCGAGCAGCTTGGCCGCTGGACAACCATCTCCCGCATGGCCCCCAATCTCACAGCCTATGCCTGTGGGAATTAGCATTACTACGTTCATATTCTCTCCACTATCTGACGGCGACATTCTTTCGCTTGAAACCATCCCTCAATGAACTTAGTGGCAATGTCTGCATCAAAGGGCTTACAGGAAAATAGATTTAGGTATACCGTCCCTCCCTGTAAGAGCGGCAGAACGTGAACTCTTATATCACTGGTCACAATGAACTGAATGGCAGATATGCCAAAAGTTCTAGGGTCTTTTTCTTCGTCCGGCTCGGAAGCCCAAATGTGAAAGTCCTCAGCCTGCATATCTACTAGGCCAGCAAGCTCTTCACAGAAATCTTGGATGTCCACTTCCATCGTGGCTTTGCCGCACTCGTGCAAATCTAATATCAACTCTTGTCCGTATGCCTCAACCGACACGCCATGCCCTTTCAATATCACTGAATAACGTTCGTCTGATTGTCCTTTCAGCATTACGAACATTTCGGTCGAATGCTGTTCGCAGGTATGGTATTGCCGCTACGCTTTTAGCCCCGCCAGACTGGCCCGGAAAAGCATGGCCGTATTCAATTGCATTGGGTATGTAATGCCTTCGCCCGCTCGTCTTTCTCGTCGCCAAACTAGATGACGCCCCACGGGCATAAGATACAAGTACGTCATTGAATTTCGGATTGTGCTGGACACGTATGAAAAACTGGCCCTTGCGTTTTGCTTTTCCTACCCTTAATTGCAACGCCCGGTTAATGTGGCCGCCCATCGTACCGCCGACCATGCTCTTTGCATTTCCTTTAGCTGATGCTAATATAATCTTCGACCCATTACGTACAGCAGTCTTGGCAATCTTTTGACCGACCTTACGCCCAAGAGCAATCAACTTTGCTTCAAGGGCAGGACCGCCTTCCAACGTCATGGTGACACCAACGCTCATACGACCTCCTTGCAGAGCATTTCCTGATACTCATTTCGCTCGTCAATATTCTTGATAAAGTTCACGTCGAATATTCTCGTGCCAAACAAAAGCCGTTTCACGGTAGTCATTGCCGAGTAATATCTGATGGTGATTTTATGAGTCACTTCTGCTTTTACCTGTTCACCGGCATATAGTTCCTTACCTGTGGCCGGTGCGATATGAGCCCATATCGTATCGTCAGTGACCCAAGTATGAACAGCCCCCCCGGCAGCATCTCTGACCGTCTGCTTCGATTGTACTTTAACACGTTTTTGACGTTTCCCGATTATCATCAGAATATAACTCTATTCGGCCATAACAGTGGTTTAACTCCACTCGGCGAGGTGGTCAGGTTCATTTCAGTGGCGTCTTCGCGGTATTCGTACCAGCTACCCACAAGCAGCTTAATGGCGTTCTTAACGTCGTCTGGAACGTCAGCCGCCGCTCCATAGCCTGCCGTATAGGTAATTGTGACCGCGTTCGTTACGGCCCGTATGGACGGGTAGGACGTGTTATACGCCGCCGTGATACGACCGGGCTCATTTGTCGTGTCCACACGGTACAGCGACGAACTGAGCGTCTGTGTGGCCCCGTCCGTGTCTACGTAGGTGATCGAGTCAATACTCACCAGCGGGGACCACGGAGGTCTTATTACGGTCTGCCATGAGTCTAGCACCATCGTCTGTGAGGCGTTGACGTAAATCCTGTTCTGGAAGTTCTGGCAGAACTCCGTTGCAGCCAGAATCAACTGGTCGATAAGGTCGTCATCCTCGTCAAAGTCTACCTTCAAGTGCAGCTTGAGTGCATCGGTAGTCAACGGCCCTGACCCTGAGATAATCGACCCGCCGAATGCAGCCGCTAAAACATCCTGCGCGACAGGTATGTGTAAATCGCCTGTTTCCTTAGCATAGTTTTCGTATGCAACGTTCGATGTCCACACAGCCGATGGTAATGACAATTCCCAATGGCCGTCTGAGGTGTGCGTAGCCGCGCCAGCGATTTCCTCACTTCCGGCCCATGTGCCGTCCGACCCTTTGTACCAATTACCCGCTTCGTCGCCCGTAAGGGCTTTGAGATAGAAGTTGACCGTCCCTGCCGTGATCGGTACGACGGTAGTTCTGTTGGCGATTGTCAACGTCAACACATTTGCTTGACCTGAATATACAATTATCATCCTAATTTCCTCGTATTGACTATGTAAAATGCCGCCGCAACTCCCGGACTTACACTGCTACTTGAACTCGAATGTGAGCTGGAACTATGCGACGAACTACTGTGCGAACTGCTCGAACGGGACGAACTCGATGAGCTATGAGAACTGGAACTGTGAGAACTGGAGCTATGACTCGAACTCGAATGAGAACTGCTGGAATGCGAACTACTCGACCGGCTGGAACTTGACGATGAAATTGAACTGCTCGAGCTTGAATGGCTACTGCTCGACCGTGAAGAACTGCTGCTCGACCGGGAACTGCTGGACGACGAAACAGAGCTGGAAGAGGAACTGTGAGAGGAACTCGACCGGCTGCTGCTAGAACTTGAAACGGATGAGCTTGAAGATGAATGACTGGAGCTTGAATGTGAAGAGGAACTGTGAGAACTCGAAGATCGGGAACTGCTACTGCTCGATACTGAACTGCTCGATGAACTGTGAGAACTCGAAACCGAAGAACTGCTACTGGAAATAGAGCTGGAAGATGAACTGTGGCTCGAACTCGAATGGCTGCTACTCGAATGTGAAGAAGAGCTTCGGGAAGAACTTGAACTTGACCGAGAACTGCTTGACGAACTGTGAGAGGAACTTGACCGGCTGGAACTGCTCGACGAAACCGAAGAACTGCTACTGCTATGAGAACTCGAAACTGAACTGCTCGAACTGGATACGGAACTGCTTGATGAACTATGAGAACTGCTCGACCGGCTGGAGCTTGAGGAACTTCGGCTGCTGCTAGAGCTTGAATCCGAACTCGATGACGATTCTTCGGATGAGCTGGAAGAACTATGAGAGCTTGAATCCGAACTGCTGGAACTGGATACCGAAGAACTGGAACTCGAACGCGAACTGCTCGAACTACTATGCGAAGATGAAACAGAACTACTGGATGAGCTTACAGACGAACTGGAACTTGAATGACTGCTGCTTACCGAACTGCTTGAGCTTGAAACTGACGAACTCGAAGAACTGTGCGATGAACTCGAAACCGAGCTACTCGACGAACTATGTGACGATGAACTTCGAGAGGAACTTGAACTGGATCGAGAAGAACTACTGCTGCTTCTGGAACTGGAACTTGAACTCCGGCTGCTTGATATTGAGGAACTACTAGAACTTACCGATGAGCTTGATGAACTGTGGGAAGAAGAAACGGACGAACTGCTTGAGCTATGAGATGAGCTTGAGTGGCTGCTGCTCGAACGACTGGAACTCGATGACGATACAGAACTGCTCGATGAACTATGGCTTGAGCTTACTGAAGACGAACTACTTGATACTCCCTGCTCTTGGCCTGGGACCGGCTCGCCAAGAATCCACTCAGCTCCCGTATTATCACGGGAAACAGGTTCACTTAATATCCATTCAGCTTCAGCCATTATTAGTCCACAAGAAAACTGGCCAACTTTGCTTTAACGATATTTTGCATCTTTCTAAGCCCAGTCAGGTATTTGAGTAGATATTTGTTATCTGGACACAGAGTCAACGCAGAACGTGTACGTCCGATTTGCAAATCTAGCTCATCTTTTAGTCTATTCCATTTAGCTTTTGCCATTATGCCACCGTTGGTAAAATGTCTACGAATATGTGCTCACTTGCATCTTCAAACTCTGCAAGGTAGACCCAGAAATACACAAAGCCGTCTCTTGCAGGACTAATCGAAGTTGTCAAAGCAGTCCATGATCCCGCATTGTTGATCGTCTCAGTAGATTGTCTTTCAACTCTCGTTGCATTGCCTGCATTATCAAGCTCAGATGTTTTCATGTAACATTCAGCCGCTGTCAAAGCAGAGTCCCATGCAGTGCCTACTCTCACATAAACAGTTGCCGTATAAGAGCCTGCTGTCACCCAGATAGGACGGAAGCCTCTGAGCGGATTGCTACCGAGAATTAAAGGCCTATTTGGTCCGCACAGAGAAGTCGGCTCCATTTTTGCCGATGAGTTCGCGCCGCCGCCCCTAACAGTGCCTGTGTCTCTTGTGATTACACCAACTTCAAACGTTGTAATATGGTCTTCAAATGTACCGTCATCGTCTTCCGAAAAAAGCTGTCCACTTTCTATTACTTCAATGCCAGAAGCAGAGAACGTGACATTGCGAGCATAAACGATGCTGGACCGACGTACCGATAAATCATTGTTGCCGAACGACCCCGAAAACGTGGTATCCCTCATGTAGACTATAGTTCCGTCATCTACGAAAAGGCCGGTGGTCGTACCTGCCCCAACGCCCGCCGTAATAGTGCAATCCTTTATGATTATGTCGCAAGTTCCACCATCAATACCAGGTCCGCCCGTATCAAGAAACGAACACCCGTCTAAAGTTGTTCGCAGAGCAGTCGCCACAGTAGCACCTTCAACTAAACTGCTTGCTCCATCCTGAACATTACAATCTTTAACGTATATGTTATTTGCAAGAAGAATGTTTATTGCTCCAAAAGTATCTGCCGACTGCCGAAGGTCCAATCTTTGCAGCCTCCAAAAATCATCAGCAGACGCATTCAAATTAAATACACCGTCCTCGAAATCAATAATAGGTTTAACATCGGAACTGTCACTCCAAGGATCGTTTATAACTGAATCCGCCCCAATCAATTCGATATAGGCGTCAAGAGTACCATCTTCATCGAAGGCAATATCAACGGCTTCTGTGCCTTGTGCCCATGTGGTATTTGCTCTGAGAAAAGCTCTGTCGCCCGCTGAGCGAACCGTATCTTTCGTATATTTGGTGATGGTTTTCCAGTGCTGTGCAATGCTCACTCCAGTATTGGCATCACTGCCGTTGACATAGTCGATATAATAATCAGTATTATGAGGACTCCTTGTTACTAGCCCGTCTTTACGTAGCTCTTGCTCTTTTAGGCAACACGCACACTTCTCAATGACACTATCAATCTTCGTCTCCAGCTTCATCCTCGCTCTGCCTTTATCGAATAGTATCTCCGCCACTGTTCGCAAGGAGTCGTCCGGATTCTTCAACTTCACTCGTGGATCAAGAGCCATCTCTCGAAGCAATGGTATCTTGCGTACGTAGCAGTCGATAGCATGTTGCAAGTCTCCATCATACTTGAGGTGAGCAGCGCGAACCTCAATCTTCGCTTCCCAACCTGACTGATCCAAGTCCTTATAATCTGGGTGAGCAGCTATTTCAGTTTTCAAATCATCGAGACTCATTTCGGCACCTCTTTCAACTCCGTCGCCAATTCATAATAGCTTCTCAGCACGCGTTCCAGCCTATCGGTGATTCCCTTGACTCCTATCTGGCATCTGTCTAGGGCGTGCGTTTCCCATGCAATTCTATTATAGGGATGGAAGTGAGCTACTCTGATAGGCTTGTCGCTCTTGCCCCATCGCTGCCGGTAGTTTGAGCAGCCGACGTTGTAGGTGAAGTTTAGCTTAGTCACTCTATGTTTGAACTTCTTAAATACACGGTTCAAAACGTTTTCTTCGTATGTGGCTTGTTCCTGTTCAAGCATCTCGATGATAGTATCGACCAAGTCCAGGGCGGCAGGCTGCCAGAATATCGAACCACCATTAAACTTCCTATCGTCATAAGTCGCAGCGGCGACATCCAGCATCTCCGGGCAATCGAACCATACATTTTGCCACGCATCAAGATCGTGAGCCCACACCGCATCACCGCGTTTCAGGGCGTGACGGACTGCATACATCTTAGAGCCTGTGAGACATTGCGGATTGAACTCTATTCGTTCCGCCTTGATACCATACTTGTCATAGTCAAAGTTCGTAACGAGCAGAACATTCTCCGGTAGCCAGCCCACGTCAAAGCTGTTCATAATCTGTGTGTCTATAAGCGTGTTGATACGTTCGAGATTGTATCTCGGACTCTCCGGTGCCACATTAGCCGTCAATAGGTTTATCATGCTTTCCTCGCCAGTACGTACTCACTACGCCATGTCTCTCGAACGTGGTCGATCTCCTCAAATACGGCACGACGGCCTTCGTTTTTTCCGTTCCGGGAGCGCATCGTGTGCGTATCGAAGAATTTACTGAACCACCTGTTCCATTCTTCATGGGTGTGGTCAAAGCCTGGGTGATACTCCATGTTGAATTGAACGCAACCTCTGATAATTGCAATGGCCTCTTCGTCATCGAGTAGGAACCGCTCGCCGCCCTCACAGTCCACCTTGATATTGTAGCGGCCTTTGATATTGAACTTCTTAAACATTTGCGGCAGAGTCATGCTCGGCACAAGATACTCCGGCGTTTCAGGCCACCACTTTTTCTCGTCGCTGGTATAGAATCTGTGAGCCCCTTGCTTCTTTCTGCCGAAGCACAATTGCTCGCCATTACCCAGTGCGACGTTATAGCACCGAACATCCCACTGCCCGGCGACAACTTTCATAATCTCAAAGTCTTCCTTGCACGGTTCGCAGGCAATCACCTGAGCCCACGGATCAATGGCCTTGAATAGGACCGATGTCGTGCCGACACATCCGCCTATGTCGAGGAAATAGTCTGTGCTTCCCGGATAGAACCTACGCAAATCGTATTGGTCCCATTTCCAAATGTTTCCGCTCATCATACTTCTACTCCTGTGGTAAAATTTCTCGTCAATGCGGCCTTGCCCCAGTGGCGTCCGTCGTTTGCTTTGAATATTCCTTTTGCCAAATTCGCTCGTGATAATTCCCTATTCTCTCTTCGCGTTTTATCCCAATGTTCTTTGAGATTATCGTCCTTCTTCTTCGATCCGGTCTGTATCCGGTAGAAATAAGACCCGCCCCATTTGACTAATTCAAATCCTAAACCTACTGCACGTTCCGCTAAGTCTTGGTCATCGAAACCATAGCCTTTGAGTTCTTCATTGTAACCACCGAGTAACTCAATAAACTCATTCTTCCAGAACCCAATCCGTCCGTGCATGATGGTTAATTGTTTCGTCTTACAGAATACCGTCCTCCACGGATGGTTATCTGCCATATCACCGAGCCATGTCGCCCATGACAGACTTACAGGCGTGCCGTCAAACGTGAAATTATCCGCGTCGAGATTACACACGATGTCACCCGTCGCAACCTTGAACGCTACATTCCGTGAATGGGCCATACTGTAAAACTCAGGCTCTTCGGCTCGGTAATAAACAAGCCTGCCTGAGTCGATATGCTTCTTCATCTTGCGGGCAACCCATTTGCCGAGACCGTCCGATGAGTTGTAGTCCAGCAAGACGAACTCCAATTCGGGATAGTCCGCGTTCGCGCCGATGTTGGCCGGAAGTGTTATCATTATATCTTCCAATCGGTTCATACAAGTTGTGCAAAAGCTCAGTTTAACGATGGAGCCACTCCTTGAATGTATCCCACTCCGGTTGGAATTCCCTATCGTTCTGTTTCACGTAGGCACAAAAAACATACTCCCGTGTTTTGTTTCGCGGATCGTTTTGGTTCGACTGCAAAGACAACATTCGATATTGATTAGACCGGCATATCCTCCGGAAGAACTCGAATGTATAGTGGTAACTGCCGTGATTCTTGAACGACCCCACTTTCGGCAAGGTATGGAGATATATACAGCCAATCTTGCCCATGTCGTGAATGTTCTTCCAAGCCTGCCATTGTCCTTCTCCCGGATTCCAACCATCCGGGCCTTTGGTAGTTATCGCCCCGCCCCGAACATGCTCCATATCGCCGAAATCCGTAATGATCTTGAATGCTTTCATAAACTTGGGTATGGGTATCGGCTCACACAAATCCAAGGGAATAGCTCCATCCTCTCCATTCCAATCTATCGCGTGGTGGTGACATCGTAGACCCAAAAAATACGCCTTCGACTTGCCCGTCTTGAACTTGTATTTGCGCTTGACCTCATTGCGGATGCACTGGTTCCCCAACTCAAGAAGCCACACGTCTTTCAATGAGGTTATGCCTACCCTCTTGATCGACTCGTAAAAGAAGTCCATCGTGTCAACATTTATGCCCATAGAATCCCCATGAGTTTTTTGATTATCTGCTCCGTGTGAAATTCTTTCGATATGCGTATGGAGTTACGGCTCATTGATTCTATGACTTCTGGATGCTCAATCAGATGCACAAGGGCCTTGTGGTAGTCATCGAATCTCTTGCAGAGAATGCCGTTGTTCCACTTTAGGACTTGGTCCGATGTCCCGCCCCTGTCCAGAGCAATTATCGGCAGACCCGCAACCATTGCCTCGGCGATTACCCTTGCCCACGGCTCCTCGCGTTTGTACTGTGGGAAGAATACGAACACATCAAGAGAGTCGAGGAATTCCTTTACAGAAACTTCATTTTCTTTGAACAAGGCAGAACACCGTGCCTTTTGCATATTCTCTATCATATCAGCCTTCATCCCCATGAGCCGAAACTCGGATTGTGAATAGCGTTGGCTTATCTTCTCTGCCAACTTCGGCCACTCAGGGTTCCACTTACTGCCGAGTCGCTTAGAATGACAGCCGAAGATCGCCGCTTTAGTTCTCACTCTGCTATTGACGCTGTCGGGATTGATAGGACTACCTAATATATATCTCGGCAATATACGAACTCGTTCATATCGGTCTTGCTTTGTAATCTCATTGAAGAACTTCCTGTTCGTACAAACAATACTGATGTCTACATATTTAATCAATTCATGCAAGTGCCGCGATGGACTGATTAAGAAATTATACAGGAACAGCATTTTCCTAATCCCGACGAGTGACAATCGAGTATTGTGCCTCTGGCTTTTACCCTCCCAATAATCCAGCGTAGAGAATTCCTTGCAATCCGTATTGACGACGATGACATAATCGTCGCCTCCGAAATACTCAGGTTTCAATAATGCGTAAGGGATGACTTGGACATTCTCGTCAACTAACGGGGTCAGTGATTCGGGGAAATCCTTCTCTGCAAGAATGCACGCTTGATGGTTAGTATATTTCTCGATACCATTAGCCAGTTCTACGCATCTTCTTTCGGACCCGCCCGCCATGTCGAACTTGGAAAATATTGCTATCATATTTCAAGACTCCGCCTGTGTAATATTGCTCGATTGCTCTGACAACATCTTTAGTTTCGATCATGTCCATGCACTTCGCTATGCGTAAATTCTTTTGTATATTGACCGGATTCAGACAAACGTCCTTTTTGTCTTTTTTGTCACCGTCACCAACCAATTGGCACCGGCTCTTCCAGCACCCCCCGTTATCACAGCATTTCATCGCGCCATTGACTGCGAGAAATCTGTGGTGTGGATATGCTTCCCATTGGACAGGCTCACGGCCCCCTGCAATAACGACACAAGGGCGGTTAGGTGTGTGTGGTGATT